AAAGAGTCGATGGGCTGTTATTCGTAATACGAATCCTCAGCTTAAAACGACAACAATCAAGACATGGCGTGATTGGTTCGATGATGACTTGGGCAGATTTGTGTGGTCGCCTCCATATACACACAACATCTGCTTTTCTCTTCCTGATAAATCCGTAGTTGAGCTTGAAGTCATCTTTTTGGCTTTGGATAAAAGCGAAGATGTAAAGAAGCTCTTATCTCTTGAGCTATCTGGTGTGTGGATAAACGAAGCCAGAGAGATTCCGAAGTCAATTGTTGATGCTTGTACTATGCGCTGCGGCAGATATCCGTCGATGAGGGATGGTGGGCCTAGCTGGTATGGCGTTATTATGGATACAAACAGTCCAGATGAGTCACATTGGTGGGGAATTATGTCTGGAGAGGTGGCTGTACCCGAATATTTGACCCAAGAAGAGAAATTATTGCTTGTGAAGCCGGAAGATTGGGCATTTTACACCCAACCTGGGGCAATGAGTCCTAAAATTGACCTAGAAGGCAACTTACAGGGCTATGAAATCAATGAAAAAGCCGAAAATATCCAAAATATCCAGAAATCTTACTATGAAAAGATAATTTTGGGTAAATCCCCTGCTTGGATTAAGGTTTACGTCCTAAATGAGTACCAAACCTTGCTCGATGGCAAGTCTGTGTACCCCACATTCAGAAAAGATGTGCATGTTTCTAAAGAAGCACTGCAACCTAACGATAATTCAGAGATTATTGTTGGTATTGACTTTGGTCGCACACCGTCAGCTGTGTTTATCCAACACTTGTATGGTGGTAGGTGGGCTGTATTGCATGAGGTTATTGGTCAGGATATGGGTGCTGGCAGATTTGCTGAAATGCTCAAGCGTGAGATAAGCAGACAGAATTGGGACAAGCACACGTTTAAGTTCATAGGTGATCCTGCTGGTAATCAAATGGCGCAGACAAATGAAACTACGCCATTCATGATACTTCGTGCTGCTGGCATAAATGCTTATCCGTGTAATACCAATGACATTAGCCTTCGCATTGAGTCTGTCGAGGGGGTTCTAAACAGAATGTCAGAGGGATTACCCAGTATGATAATTAGCCCAACGTGCGTAACGTTGATAAATGGCTTTGAAGGTGGCTATCAGTATAAGCGTACCTATTATATGGGTAACGAGAAGTATGATGAGAAACCTAATAAGAATCGCTTTAGTCACGTTCATGACGCCCTTCAGTACGCTATGATTGGCGGTGGCGAAGGCAGACGAGTATTTACTGGCAATAGCAATCCTTCCCGCCCCACAACTGTTGCGAGGGTTGGTAGTCCACTCGAACGTATGAACAGGAGAAGGAGTCAGGGCAAGCCCAGAAGTAGGTTTGCCGCACTATGAGTGCCGATACAAATAAAGTCGTTGTTGCTTTTACCAAGACAAACCAAAAAGGATTTTGGAAATGGGTAATTGGTAAGCATGTGAATTTCTCTCATTGTTGGGTTGTGTTCTACCAACATGATACCGATACATGGAACTGGCTAGAATACAATAATACAGGGTTCAAATTTGTTTCTAAGAGAGGTGATGAAGCTACAGAAATGCTTGCTACGCTTGTAGGTCGATGTACTTGTATTGAGATAACTCCAAAACACAGGTACAGCAAGGTTCCTCAATATCTTTGGCCTTGGCTTTATTGTGTTTCATTTTGCAAGCATGTGATAGGTGTAGCTAAGTGGTCAGCAATAACACCGTATCAATTGTATTGTGAATTGCTTAAACGTGGTGGAAAAGAGATATTTACCGAATATAAGGAGAATTGTGATGGGAAGCATATTCAAAACACCTAAGTATCGCCCTGATCCAGAGCTTGAAAAACAAAAGAAAGAGCTTGCGGCTAAAGTAGCCAAGGAAAAAGAAGAGGCGGCTAGACGTAAGAAGGATAAAGATAATCGTATACGTCTAAACCAGATAGGTTCTAATGCTCTGAAAGATGAGGATATGGAAGGTAGTATGGGCTTTAAACCCAACAAGAAACTTATGGGTGGTAAAAAAGGTTATTCTAATCCTCTTACCGGAATATAGGGGCAGTTATGTATTCAAGCAATGACGGCCATTCAGAGCCAACAGCAGTCAAAGGCGATGATGCTGAGTACAAGTCCGTAATGGACAGGTACAAAAAAGCAAAAGGACGCTGGAACAATTGGCAAGATGTCTGGGAAGAGATTTATGATTACGTTCTTCCTCATCGTGAAAGCTTTTTTCAGGAGTACAGCGGGCAAAGGCGTACTGAAAATATTTACGATGAAACGGCTGTTGTGGGTCTTCCTAAGTTTGCTAGTCGCTTACAACTTGGCTTCTTTCCTCCGAATGGTAGAGCCTTCAAACTCGCCCCTGGCCCAGAGTTTCCAAAAGAAGCTATTACAAAGGAAGTTCTAGGAGAGTTAGAACAGGTTACAGATATGCTCCATGAGGGGCTTCGTAACTCAAACTTTAATGCCGAGTTCCATGAGGGTCTACAAGACCTTGGTATAGGAACAATGAATCTTCTTGTGCAGCCGGGTCGATTCAATGGTGATTTACACTTTACTGCTGTACCCATGACTCATTTGGCTTTAAATGCTGGCGGTACAGATAATGTCAGCGATTGGTTTAGATGGATGCCTGAGTGCGACTTAACTGAAGTTAAGCACCGATTCCCACAGGCTAAGTTTACCAAGGAAATGACTATCGCTCATAAGAGAGATCCAAAGCGTAAGACTAAGATTATAGAAGCTACCTGTTACGATCAGAAAAATAAGTTTAAGGACGAGTGGACTTATTACATTATTTCAGAAACAGACAAGTGCATACTATTTAGTTCAGTTCTTAAATCTAGGTCTGAGCTACCTTGGATTACTACACGCTGGTCTAAATCTGGTTTTGAAGTTTGGGGTCGTGGCCCTGTTCTACAAGCTATGCCAGCAATTAAAACCCTTAACCTCACAGTCCAGCTTATTCTTGAAAATGCTGAAATGGCTATCGCTGGTAGCTATGTTTATGATGATGATGGAGTGTTTAATCCTGACAATATTACTATTCAGCCCGGCACTTTTATACCAAGAAGCCCCGGCTCTCAGATAACCACTCTTGGCTCTGCTGGTCGATTTGACGTAGCGCAGCTTGTCCTCGATGACATGCGTAGAAATGTACGCAAGGCTATGTTTATCGATGAGCTTGATACTCGACAAGCAAAGACACCTCTATCAGCTACAGAAGTATCTGAACGTCTAGCTGATGTAGCTAGAGATATGGGTGCTGTTGCTGGCAGGATGCAGAAAGAGTTCCTGACTCCTTTAGTAGAAAGAATTATAGGTATCTATACAGCACAAGGTATTGTTGAGATGCCAAGGGTGGATGGTAGGCAAATTCGTGTCGTACCAGTATCTCCCCTTTTAAGAGCGCAAGATCAACAAGACGTTGCTGACTTTGTAAGGTTTCAGCAAACAGCGGCACAGACATTTGGGCCAGAGTTTACCCCAACACTTTATAATCAAGATGCAGTAGTACAGTTTTTGGCTTCTAAATTTGGGATACCAGAGGACTTGCTAGCTGATCCAGAAACTAAAAGAGCTAACATCGAACAGTTGGCTCAATTAGCACAACAACAAGGAATGGTGAGTGGTGGTTAAATGGTTACAAAAAATAGGGGAGAAATCTCTGTTGATGGTCGTGGATATACTCGTGACGTTGAAGCTGACCTTAATTCTAAGGCCTATGCTTTATTCGGTTCAGGTGTTGGAAAAGCTTTCCTACAGTATCTTGAGGGGATTACAACGAACAATATCTATCCTGCAGGAACAAATATCGAAACACTAGCTCATGCAGAGGGGGCTAGGTGGGTTGTTGCTGTAATGAAAGCTAGATGCGAGAAGGGGCGCAAACAAAATGACTGAAAGAAAACCAGATCCAGAAAAAGAAAGGCTATATCGAGAAGCCGCAAAGGCATTTGCAGATCCCAAACAAAGATTATCTAAGAACAGATCTGTCCATATACAGAGATATGTTTTGAGAAATAGATCATCAAAGACAATGAACGGTAAAACAGATGGCAGTTCCAGCGAATAAAGGTCTTTACGCAAGAGCAAAAGCTATTGTTAAAGCAAGAGTCAAAAAGTGGCCTAGCGCATACGCATCAGGCCAGCTTGTTCAGCAGTATAAGAAAATGGGCGGTACATATAAGTCGTGAGTCTTACCAAGTGGTTTAACGAAGATTGGCGTGACATATCCACTAAGGACTCTAGTGGTAAGCATCCTAAGTGTGGTCGCAAGATGGGAGATGGTCGTGGATATCCTAAATGTGTGCCAGCTAGCAAAGCTAACAGTATGAGTAAACAAGATAAGGCAAAGGCTGTAGCAAGAAAACGTGCTACCAATCCTAGTGGCGGTGGCAAGAAACCAACGTATGCGAGAACGTAATGAAGAATAAACCACTTACCAAACAACAGAAAGCGGCTATGAAACGTCACCGTGAACATCATACTGCGGCTCATATGAAGCATATGACCAAGAAAATGATGTCGGGAGCAACGTTTACACAAGCTCATAATTCAGCAATGAAGAAAGTCGGGAAGTAATGGCTAAGACACCTGCTTGGCAACGTAAAGAAGGTCAGAGTAAATCAGGCGGTCTGAACGCAAGAGGCAGGGCCAGTTATAACCGTAGAACTGGTGGTAATTTAAAACCGCCTGTATCAAGAAAACAGGCAAAGAAGAGCAAGAAGTCTGCGGCTAGACGCAAGAGCTTCTGTGCCAGAATGAAGGGCATGAAGAAAAAACTCACTTCTGCCAAAACACGCAATGATCCGAATAGCCGTATTAACAAGGCACTTCGGAAATGGGATTGTTAGGAGGATAATATGTCTCAAGAAGCTTTAGCTGAAAATCAGGAAATGGAAGCACCTGAAGCCCAAACTACAGATACCTTTGTGGAAAATAGCCAAGAGGCTATGGAGCAAGATAATGGGGCAGAGCGTCCAACATGGTTGCCTGAGAAATTTGAAACACCAGAGCAATTGGCTCATTCTTATTCTGATTTGGAACGTGCTTTCCATTCACGCAGAGATGATATCAAGAACGAGCTTCTGGGTGAGCTTTCTGATGAGCATGATGCTTCAGTGCCAGCAAATCCTGGCGATTACGACATGACTCTCAGAGATGGTGAAGTAGAAATACCTTTGCCGGAAACACCCATGACAGAGTGGTTTCGGGAAAAAGCACACCAGCTTGGTCTAGGTCAAGATCAGTTTCAGGATATTGTAGCTGAGTATATGAATGTTGAAGCTCTTAGTGGCCCTGCATGGGAAGACGAAGCTATGGAGCTTGGTGAGTATGCTGATATGCGACTTGACCGTGTTGCCTCATGGGCAAAAGCAAGTCTTAGTGATAGGGCATATGAAGTATTTGCTTCTATTCCAGCTTCTGCTGGCATGGTTCAGTGTTTTGAAGAGTTAATGGAGCTTAATGGTCAACCTGCTTTTAA